AGTGGCTATTCTGGTTCTGGCGTATCGGGTTATTCAGGACAAGACGGTGCGACGGGAAATTCTGGCGACTCTGGCTACAGTGGCGCCTCGGGATACTCTGGCCAGGATGGTATCATCGGCTTTAATGGCGACTCTGGCTACAGTGGCCTCTCAGGATACTCTGGCTACAGCGGCTACTCTGGCTCAGGTGTAAGTGGTTATAGTGGCTATTCTGGCTACAGTGGCGTTTCAGGATATTCTGGTTATAGTGGCATTTCGGGCTACAGCGGCTCTGGCATTTCGGGCTACAGTGGCTCTGGCGTAAGTGGCTACAGCGGGCTCTCACCAGAAAATGTCACTTACTATGCTAGTGGCTTTGATGTGCTGACAGGAACTCTCACATCTGGGACTACTCTTTCTCTATCTGGCTTCAATGACGGTGACTTTGCTCATGTAGACGAAGTTGGAGGTGCTCCGGGATTTGACATTCGTATTGGCTTCTCTGGTGTCGACACTTTCAACGAAGTAATACTAAATGCTTTTTATCTTGGCAGTGCTGGTCACATAGTAAAAGTTGACTTCTTCAATAATGCAACCTCTGGCTGGGATTCGTTTGGAACACTGAATGATGACATAGCTTTTCAGGTCCACGAGTTCCCAATCCCAGATGATACTGATTATATTGCTACAGGTGGAGTGGTTGCTTCAAGAATATATCATTATTCTAATGGTCAAACGTCGCATGATTTTGACTTAGACTATTTTGTCATCCGAGATTCCATTGGCGGCTCTCAAGGAATAGAAGGCATATCTGGCTACTCTGGCTACTCTGGTTATTCGGGTTCGGGCGTCTCAGGCTATTCGGGTTCTGGTGTCTCAGGTTATTCTGGCTCAGGCGTAAGCGGCTATTCTGGTTCTGGAACATCAGGCTATTCTGGTGTCGGAACGTCTGGCTACTCGGGAGCTTCCGGCTATTCTGGCATCTCAGGTATTCAATATCCGTGGCAGGGCGCTTGGGTGTCGGGTACTGCTTATATACCGAACGATTGTATTGGTTATCTTGGTGCGTCATACATTTCGATTCAGAGTGGTTCGGGTCAAACCCCAGTCCCTACTGGAACAGCATATTGGGATCTACTGGCGTCGTCAGGTTACTCTGGCATTTCAGGTTACTCTGGCTCCGGTGTTTCGGGCTACTCAGGTTCAGGCACTTCTGGTTATTCTGGCTATAGCGGAAAATCTGGCTATAGCGGCTATTCAGGCTATTCAGGCTCTGGTGTTTCAGGTTACTCAGGTTCTGGAACATCAGGCTATTCAGGCTATAGTGGTTATTCAGGATATTCTGGACATTCTGGTTACTCTGGTGTCAGCGGTTATTCAGGTGTCTCTGGCTATTCGGGTATTAGTGGTTCTGCGCCGTATATCGGAGTAAATACTCATACATCTTCAGATCTCATGGGTACATATCCTGCTGGTATGTCTTTGATGACAGTGAACGTAGGACTCTCTACTGGTTGGCCTGAACCTGTAGGTTCTGCAAATTGTCAAGGAGAAGTAATTACTTATTATGACAATACATATGGTGCCGACGGCATAGGATTAGGTTATCAAGAATATCATGTTAGAGGAGGTCAACCAAATTCAAATACTTCAAGATATTATAGAAAACCAGATACAGCTGAAGCTGGTTCAGCATGGACAGCTTGGAGTGAAGGAATAGGCATTTCTGGATACAGTGGTTATAGCGGCTACTCTGGATATTCTGGCTACTCAGGATTCAGTGGTTATTCTGGAAACTCAGGATACTCTGGCTACTCTGGCTCAGGTGTAAGTGGTTATAGTGGCTATTCTGGCTACTCTGGCTCTGGAACTTCTGGCTACAGTGGCTTTAGTGGAATTTCAGGTTACTCTGGCTTCTCTGGTATCAGTGGTTACTCTGGCTATTCCGGTTCTGGTGTTAGTGGCTATTCCGGATATTCCGGTTCTGGTGTTAGTGGCTATTCCGGATCGCCTAACTCTAATGCAGACACAGTAGACGGACAGCATAATTACGATTTCTGGAGATATTGTGGTAATAGAACGACTGATGCTACACCGACTGACGTATCTAATTTGGTTGGGGGATTTACTTTTTATACACAATTTGTCTCAGACGTATCTGGTTATCCAGAAACAACGTACGGCCCAGTGTGGGGTTTCGCCGATAATCTTAATGGTTCTGTATTTTACGGCTGGGAAATGTATAAGGGTTACAGCGCTAGTTTGTATCTTAGGACACAGACTGGCTTAACTACATGGTCTAGTTGGTCTATACTTGGATCATCAGGAAACAGCGGTTATTCCGGTTTCTCTGGTATTAGTGGCTATTCAGGATCTGGCGTTTCTGGTTATTCAGGATTCAGCGGCTACTCAGGTGTTTCTGGCTACTCTGGCTCTGGTGTCTCTGGCTACTCCGGAACTGTAGCCGCGGGATCTATTACAGGATCAGGAACAAGCGGGTATATCACTAAATGGGGGAGTGCTTCTGGTATAACTTCTTCTCTTCATCTTCGTGAAGACGCTGAAGGAGTGTTCATTGGTGGCAATCTTTCTAGCGGCGCTGCATACTTTCATATAGATTCTGACACAAAAGACGACGTACCGTTTAAGGTTACAGGAACTCAGGGAGAGCTGTTTTCAGTTACAGACAATCTAGATTCACTTCTTCAATCAGTCAACGACATCACAGGACTGCCAGTATTTGAAGTTTATGCTGATGACCGCGTAGTAGTACACGGGGCAACTGAGGTGGTGGCGAAGGACGCTCCGTCAACTCCGGCAGCTGATAATGCGAGACTTTACGTGACGGCTTCCGGCGCAACACCAAACAGGGAAATCGCTCTTAATGTAAAATTCGAAGATGGAACAGTAGTGATATTATCATCGGTATTGGTGTAACATGGGCACACGATCAGGGCAGAACATAGTCACTGACGGCTTGATTTTATGTCACGACGCTGGCAATTTCAAGAGCTTTAGAGGAGAACCGTCAACCAATCTTATTTCTGGAATCGCTTGCGGCTACCCAACAGCTTCAAATACTTGGGGAACGTACGAGGTGTTTCAAAATCCGACAGACTTGTACAACGGAGGTTCGCCCTTTACTTTAACGATCGGAGGGGTGGCAGGAAATGAAGTTACAGTTACTGGCCATCCGTTTCTGACGTATGATGGCGTTCAGCCTCAGAGTACTGGAGGCGGTTTAACTTCAGGAGCGGTTTATTTTGTAAAAAAGACTGGAGCTAATACATTTACTCTTCATGTTTATGACGATACTGAAAATGGAAGCAAGGGTCTAGACGCTTATGGATATGCCGTTCACAACTCGGTCAACACAGATACTAGAGTTTCGATAAACTCATCTGGCTTTCCTACGTCCTGGTGGGGCCCGCCTCACTTGCCGAACACCACGACAGTAAAGCAGATAATGAAGAGCGGTTTTAAGTATGAAGACAAGGTTCACGACTGCATGCGAATTCATTATTTTAGGGGCGATCGCAGTGAGGCGGGTGGAATGGCTTACGGGGGCGGCGTCGCGATCCCGACTCTTGCCGCTAGTACAACGTACACTATTTCATTTTATTATAGAGGTGTAGACGAACAAGCTTCCGGAAAGTCCGTTCTGTTTCAGATTTACTGTTCAGATTCTACCAATGGCTACGCTAATCCAGGAAGTCCAGTAGTACAGTACTGGGATCCTGGCGATACTAATTGGAAACGATTTACTCATACATGGACTCAGGCTGCCAACCAAGCAGGAGTTAGTTACTTTTACTGGATAGAAAATGTTGGCGGAGCAGGGACATTTGCCATTGACATCGCAGAGATACAGTTAGAAGTTATGGGTCACGTCACTGCGTATACATCGGGAACTCGTTCTGGTACTTTGGCTTCAGGTGGCGGAATGAAGGATCTTGCTAGCCTTCATCATCACGAGATAGTTGGAAATCCAGTTTATAATTCTGATGTCGGCGGGAATTTAGTTTTAGATGGTTCTGACGACGGATGGACTCTGGAGTCTGCTCTTGCGGGATCTCCGTCTAGTGCTACGGTTGTTGCATTCTTCAAGTCTACTGATACTACTAATTTATGGGTTCAAGGAAATGACACAGGATTTTACGTCGGCGCTACAGATCCAAGTTCTAGCAACGTATTCTATCAGAATAATTGCGGCACTCCGACTTACTATATAGATACTGTGAGTAGAGCAAACCCTACAACTCCGGTAAATTATTTAGACGGAAATTGGCACATGTGGGAGGCAAAGGGCGTCAATTTTTCAACTTGGACTAGGTTCCAGTGGTGGACTTATTACGCTGGTTATCAGCTTCTTGGTTCTGTTGCTCTTGTTATGGTTTACAATCGATCGCTTTCTGCATCTGAATCGGCGCAAAATTTTGCTGCTTTGAGAAATAGGTTTGGAATCTAATGGGAACAAGACACAGGTTTAAATAATGACACTAATTTATTCACCCAAAATTGTTACAGACGGACTGATAATGTGCTTAGATCCGGCCAACGTTAAGTCTTCTTGTGGTCGCAGATCTTTGATAGATTGGGCTAGTTGGGTGGCGGGTACTGGAGATGCAACTTCTGGTGGCGGTACAGATTATTATAACGTAGCTGAAACCGCAGGAGAGAGCACTCGGGCACTTGGAACAGATCCATGGGGCAGATCGAGCATGCTCTGGAATTGTACAACTCAAGGAACGAACAATGCTGACGGCGGCTTTACGACTAGCTATGTGCCTATAGCTATAGGTCAGACATATAGATTTTCTGTTTGGTTTAAGAGAACATCAGCAACGACGACTGGAACTGCTTATTTTGGTTTATCTTCTGATGACTCTGGCAACGTTGTGGATTTAGACGACGATGCAAACGAAGGAAATCCGTATTGGCATTACGGCAATTTAGCTACTTTTACACAAAACACATGGTATTTATTTGTAGGTCATGCATATCTGTCAGATCATTCTAGTAGCATAAAACGGCACCCTGAAAGTGGTGTGTATACTATTGCCGGTGGAAGACTTTCCAACTGTTCAGGCAATATTGCCGATTGTAAGTGGACAGCGGGAGCAACTCAGGCGCTTCTTAGAAGCTTTATGTATTATTGCACTGATGCTGCTGACGCTGGGTCTTTATTTAATCCGAGAATCGATGTGTGTGACGGCTCGGAGCCCTCTATAGCAGAGCTCTTAAATGATGCAGGCTCTTCTTTGTTTGACATTACAGGAAATGGAAATCATGGCATTCTTGTTAAGAACCCTATATACGCTCCGACAAATAGCGGAATAATAACGCTAAACGGAACCGACCAAATTATAAGCGTCTCTAAAAATATGGCAGCTCTCAACTACACTGTTTTTGGAGCAGTAAGATATTCTGGCGCTACAAGAGGAAGAATATTGAGCGCTTTAGCTAATAACTGGTTGCTTGGAAATCATAGCACAACTTCAGAGAACTATTATGCAGAAGGATGGATTACTGACGGTTCTGGTCACGGCGCAAACGATACAAACTGGCGAACATTAGCAGGCACTGGTGACATTCTTGGAGATAATTATTCGCTTTATGTGAATGGTGTTGAGCAATCCGTCTTAACACCCACAGGCGGCACAGCAGGGCCTAATGGTTTGGCAATAGGTTCTTATGCTGGAGTGAGCGAATTTAGTACTGCTGACGTTGGGATAGTTTTGATGTACGATAGAACGCTAACTGCCAACGAGGTGTTGCAGAATCACATCGCCGTGAAAGGGAGGTATGGATTGTAATGACTACGTATAGATTATCTCCGAAAGGTTCATTTGCTTTTCTCATTGACGGTGGCGGTGCTACGATCACGACAGGTGTAAAGGGCGACATCGAAATACCTTTCGCTTGTACGATAATTGCTGCTAGAATGTTTGCGGACCAATCGGGCAGCATTACTGTGTCTATCTGGAAAGATACATACGCTAACTTCCCTCCAGTAGTGGGAGATTTGATAGATACATATGTCCTGACTACTACAACTAAATACGAAGAAACCGGCTTAGTTCTTTCTGTTGCTGCAGGCAGCATCATAAGATTCAATGTGGACTCTTGTACTACAATACAAAGATGCACAGTTTCGCTGACTGCGATGAAGGTGTAGCATGCCAAGTTCCGTAATACGACCTACAACACACGTCGACTCAACTCCTGCATGTAACAGTCCTACGCAAGCGTATGATGGCGGAACTGGTGCTGCTCCTGATACGTCGACGTATGCTTATCACCTCTCGCCGGGCGCTGGCGGGTATGCAACTTCGATTTTTAAAGTAAAAAACTGTGGAAGTCTTCCTGGCGGTTGCATCGCTGCTTATATGAAAGCCAGAGTTTGGCCTGTACCGGCTACTAACGCATGGGTTTATTACTATTGGTATACTGATGGTGGAACTACTCCATTTAATACTGATGATCTTTATGTTTCGGATCCAGGTGGTCCCGTTGTTCTTTCGCATGCCATATCGACTAGTGTCACGATGTCGAATCTTGTTTGGGAAAGCAGGCCAAACGACCCTTCTGGTGCTGGTCTTCGAGGATATTCTTTTGTTTGGGACTGTTGGGTTGAAGCATGGACTGCAATAAGTGCACCCGGAAGTCCAAGTTGCACACCGGGATTAAGAAAGAATTCTCTTGGTTGGTCAGCTGTCTCTGGTGCAGATGATTACGTTATTCGTTGGACGAGTGATGGCTCTACGCCAACTAAATCTAGCGCTGCTATTACTCCGGGAAATGTTACTTCGTACGAACACACTAGTTTGAGTCACATACTCTATAAGTATAAAATATCTGCAAGGGACGCCGGTGACGCTGCTGGTGGAGATTTGTCGACAGAAGTTTCTGGAACGCCTGCTCTCCCTGGTAGCGCTATTAGTTCTATCATAGGGTTTTAAGGAGAAAACATGTTTATAGTAAAGTTTGGAAGATACGCTGTTGTTTTTTATATCGGATGGAACAATTGGTCTTTTGGCGTGAAATCAGGCTTTCAGGGTCGGTCCTTTGGGCCTATTATTTTTATTCGGCCCAGATGCATTGATGATAGAGGAATGTTGGAACACGAACTGGTTCACTCACGTCAGTTCTGGAATCCGAGAAAGTGGTTCATTGGAAAGCTCGCTAGAGAGGTTGAAGCATACCGAGAGCAGCTAAAATGGCATCCAGATAGAGCAGACATTTTTGCGACAATATTGTCGACGAGATATGGATTAAATATTACAAAAGAAGAAGCTTTAAAATTGCTTACAGCATAGATGATATAATAAAAGCATAAATAACGCAATAGGAGTCGCATTTGAAAGTATTATTAATTCATCCGCCGCACCCTAATTCTACTGATGACAGGCTTGATCCTCCAATGGGCCTTCTTTATATTGCATCTCATTTAGAGAAAAACTATGTAGACGTGGATGTTTTAGATTTGTCGGGAAACAGCGATTGGGACGTTGCTATACCATTTGCTGACATTTATGGGATTACGTCTTATATCGCCACGCTGGGTATAACTGAATCGATAGCAAAGCTGTGCAGATTAAAAAACGCAAAAGCTCAGGTAATTATCGGCGGAGCTCACGCATCTGTGCGTCCGCAAGACTTTCCGTATGCCGACAAGGTGGTTAGAGGCTATGGTGAAGCTCCCATGCTGGCTCTTTGTGGCAAACAAGCGACAGTGGACCTATTTGAGTTCCCTGCATTCAATAAAGTTAATTTAGGATCCTATTCAAGGCTAATAGACGGAAAGCCCTCGGTTCCCTTTTTAACATCTAGAGGCTGCCCATTCAAATGCAGCTTTTGTGGTCTGGCTTCTATGCATAATATAAATGGTCGGTACCACATGATGAAGCCTGACGTGGCTGCAACGCAGCTATGCCGTATTAAGAATGAACTTGGCATTGATAGATTAAACTTCCAAGATGACATTTTTACGATGAATCGCCCTAGACTCTTTAAAATACTAGAGGCAGTAAAGGAGCTAGGATTTAGATTCTCTTGTATGGGTAGGGCAGGCTACGACACTGAAGAGACTTACGAGAAACTAGCTGAGTCAGGATGTCAACAGATAGCATGGGGAATAGAAACAGGTTCGCAATACATGCTTGACCGTATGAGAAAAGAAATAAAAGTTCAAGACAACTATAACGTAATTAAATGGGCTAAGAAATATGGTATAGTATCTAGGGCTTTCTTTATGATAGGATTTCCCGGAGAGACTAGAGAAACGATAGAGGAAACAAAACGTTTCATAGAAAAATCAGATCCTGACCAATACTTTGTTTCTAACTTTACGCCGTATCCTGGAACAGAAGTAGCTGAAAATCCAGAATGGTACGGAATTACTGGCATGTCTCATGATTATAGCAACTATTTTCAGGTTTCAAAAGACGGCCCTGGCGGATGTAACATAGATACAGAGTGGCTTTCTAGAGAGCAATTTAGAGAACTAGAACTAGAGTTTAGACAATGGATTAAGTCCCGAGGCATGAGAGGAGCTAAGCAAAAATATGAAGGTTAGTATAATAATTGCAACTTACAACCACTTGGAAGATTGTTTAAAGCCTTGCTGCGAGGCAATTAAGCAATACGTAAACTTAAACGAATGTGAAGTAATTATTGCGGCTAATGGCTGTACAGATGGTACTCGTGAATACGTAGAAAGCTTGGGCGAATCCTTTAAGCTTGTTTGGTTTGAGAAGCCCGGTTTTGCCATTCCCGTTAATGCAGCGGCGCAAATAGCTCAGGGCGAGTACTTGTTGTTTCTAAACAACGATTGCTTCTTGCTTAAAGACAACGTCATCAATCTTATGTTGGCTGAGTTTGAGAAAGATTCTAAAGTCGGTGTTGTCGGCCCTGAATTTTGCTACAACGAATACGCTGATACAAATTATTTGAAGTTCTATTGCGCAATGATGCCCAAGACTCTCTTTGATGAGCTTGGACGATTCGACGTGCTCTTTGCTGATGGTACTTGTGAAGATGTTGATTTATGTATAAAGACAGAAAAGGCTGGCTATAAGCTTGTTATGGTCACTTTGCCAATCTTTCACAAATTTGGAGTTACTGTAAGGGAGTTGAAAAACATAAGTCAGATTCTGACCAAAAATGCTCTCAGTCTTGGCAAAAGATATAATTCTAAATGGTATCAGAAATATTATAAGAAAATGTCGGAAAGACTTTGCGTATCTATTGTTATTGCGACGTATAATCACTTAGAGGACTGCTTAAAGCCTTGCATAGAATCAATACAGAAATACTGCAATCTTAATAACAAGGAAGTGATAGTCGTTGCTAACGGATGCACAGACGGAACTAGAGAATATGTTGAGAGTCTGGGAGCTCCGTTTAGACTTATTTGGTTTGACGAGGCAATCGGCGCTGCTAGGGCGTACAACGCAGGAATAAAAGAAGCTAAGTACGAAAACATTCTGATTCTTAATAACGACGTCTTTTTCTTAGAACAAGAAAAAGACACTCTAATCAATATGCATCTAATACATTTCAACAATCCAAAGATCGGTATTGTGGGTCCTATTAAGTCGGTTAGCGCTCCAATTAATCGAGAATTTATAATATTCTTTTGTGCAATGATTCGCAAAGAGGTCTTTGACAAGATTGGCTATCTTGATGAAATTTTCACAGTGGGTGCCGGCGAGGATACAGACTTCTGTTTGAGGGCTGAGGCTGCTGGTTATAAAATGGCAGTAGCAGGGGAGATGACTGGTCACAATTCTGCTGAGGGTCAAATCACAGGCTCTGTCCCTATCTTTCATAAGGGCGAAGCGACTGTACATGATGAAAGTTTGGTCTCGGGCTGGAAGGAGATATTTCAGCGCAATGGTGAGATTCTTGCTGAAAGGTATCCCAAAGTTGAGGTTGTGGAGCGAAAAGAAATTCTCTGCGTTATTCCGACGAAAGGCAGATATTTTACAACTCTTCCTCTTGCAATTCAGTCTGTAATTTCGCAGACTGTAAAGCCCGACAGATTAATCGTGTACGATGATGGCGAACATAAAGATTTGAGACAAAACTCTGTTTATCAGTATCTTTTTAGCACACTGGATTCTGCTGGTATAAAGTGGGAAGTTTCGTTCACAAGAGGCATAGGTCAGCATTTTGCGCATCAAGCTGCTAACACATCTGATTTTAAGTTCGTGTGGCGATTGGACGACGATACAGTTGCTCGCCCCGATGTTTTAGAGAAGCTGCTGTCTCATATGCAAGAAGGCATTGGCGCAGTTGCTGGTTCGGTGATTACGCCGGGACAGGAAGCTAAATCAGATTTTTATGCGACGCATCTTATTGATATAAATAGAATGCCCAATTTGCAATGGGCTAGAGGTGCAGGCGTTTACGAAGTAGAACATCTCTATAGTTCGTTTCTGTATAGAACTAACATAGCTGATTATTGTTTGGAGCTTTCAAAGGTAGCTCATAGAGAAGAAACGATTTTTACTCATAGGCTGTTTCGTGCTGGCTATAAACTTTTAGTAGATAGATCAGCCGTAACTTATCACTACCGCAATCCTGAAGGTGGTATTAGAACCGAAAAGGATCCCAAGCTTTGGGAACAGGACGAGGAAATATTTAGAACTGAATTGAGAAAATGGGGCTATAAGTTTATTGCTCTATCTCATGGCCTTGGCGATCATCTTATGTTTGTTAATATCGTCCCTGAACTTTTAAAGAGATGCAAGACGCTTGTTATGTTTTGCGTTTACGGCGACGTTTTTATGGGGCTGCCAAATGTTATTTGTTTGCCTTTGGGCGACGCAGCTGCTTTTGGTTGCAAAGAGACAAGCGTGTATGAATGGATGGTAAAGTACAATTGGAAAAGGAGCATGTTAGAGGCTTATGAAAAACTATATCTTAATTAGCCCATGGTCAAAAGAGCTTAGGGACAAGTCATATAATCCTAAAAACTATCCATTTTGGGAAGACGTAATTGAGGTGCTTAAAGAAGAGTACGATATTGTTCAAATCGGGGTAGTTGGGGAAAAGCAGCTTGTAGATGATTTTAGGACTAATCTTCCGCTAAGAATAGTGGGTGAGCTTCTTTTGGATCCCGCTTGTTACATTTGGATCTCAGTTGACAATTTTCTTCCGCATTTAGCACACGTGGTGGGAAAAGAGCCGGGCATTGTTCTTTGGGGACCTTCGGACCCCAACATCTTCGGATACAAACAAAACAAGAATTTGCTTAAAGCTAGAAAATACTTGCGGCCAGATCAATTTGGCATATGGGATGGGCAGAAATACAATCCAGATGCTTTTGTGCCTGCTAGTAAAGTCATAGAAGCAGTAAGGGGTTAGAATGCTATTTTTTGTTAGAACTACAAAGAGTCTGAGTACGATGTACGCTCGTCTCAAGAATTCGTCAGGCGAGTTTTGGGACTTTGTCTCTTTGGCCTGGGTCGCTTTATTCGCTCCAACGTGCAAAGTTCTTTTGCTTGAGTATGATGATGGTGATCCATATGAAAGTCTTTATATGGGTGAAGGCGATGTTCCTCCAGGAGGCCCTTGGATAGAAGAGGCTGTAGATAGTGCAACGGGTGAAGTAATAGCATTTGATAACAATGTCATGGGAGAGCTTACTTCTATACAAAGTACAAATTCTACGATACAAGAAAAGATTGAATTCATTTATCAATACTTGGCTCTGAAGAGAACAGCAACTAGTAATTTGGAGACTTTACACAAAGACGACGGCTCGTCTTTAGGTACGGCGATTCTTTCGGACGATGGCACTACTTTTACTAAGAACAAGGTTGTTTAATGGACGCTAGACAGCGCAGAATGTGGGTTCTCCCTGCTCCCGATACTAATATCGAGAAACGAGATCGATATGAAATAGGCATATTCTATTCGTTCTTGAGGATGATAGGGACGATCACAAAGCCCATTAGAAGAATATTTGAGTCGCTTGAGAAGCCACCGCATGTTTTTATATCGAAAAAGGGTCCGAACACATTCATATCATTGCGAAAGACAAGCAAAGATGTTTAATTTATAACTAAATTGACGAGGTCTGCCGCGGGACTAAAATGCCCTACGCTGAAAGAAAGATAACGATTGAAAACTAACTTGTTAAAGATGATCTTCGTAAAGAAGAAGAATCTAGACTACTTTGATCTGCCTTGTGCAGACAAATTAGAAGACGTTAGAAGGGCAGTTGTCGATTTGCAGGCTATGGTTTTTTACCTGAATTCTGAACTGTCACAAGGCGTTGTGCTTTCAGAAGTTGTAAAGGTATCGAATAGAGAGTTTCTATCTAAATACTTAGGGTTAAAAGATAGCCATTTTGCGTCGGCTTCAGAGGACAAGATTAGCAATTACCTTAGAGTTACAGCTACTGACAGATATTTCGTGTTTAACTATTCTGATAACTTTTTCTTTAATTCTATAAACAAAGATCTCGAAGCAATGTATCGCCCTACTTGGACTGTTCAGTTGCGAATTTGTAGAGGGATTATTTTTGATCGTGAAAATGGAGAGCTTGTTTCTTTCCCACTAGAAAAGATATTCAACGTAGGCGAATATAGAGATGGAGAGATTTCACGATTTGCTAAGAAATTTGTTGATGTGCCGTCTCAGATGGCTGAAAAGCTTGATGGAATATTAATACAAGCGTTCTACGATAGGCAGAACGACGAAGTGCACTTTAGCACTCGATCGCAGATCGATTATGACGACAATGGCTATATAGATACGGCACGTCGGCTAGCGAAACGAACTGGGCGCATTTCAGCGCTAAAAGATTTGCTAAGGCATAACAAATCAGTGGCTTTTGAGCTTATTTCTCCCGATCACAGAGTTGTTATTGGATATGGCAAGAAATTTGGGCTGATACTTCATCATGTAAGAGATCTTAAAACATACAAGACTTTAGACTATATAGAGCTTCAGAAGGTGGCAAAGAGCTTGGGCTTTGCTTCTCCGACTACAGCTCATTTTAATAGCTTTGAGGAGCTCCTAGATTTTCAGAAGACGAACAAGCAGGCTGAAGGCTATATTGTTAAGTTTGAGGACGGATCCGCAGTTAAGGTTAAGACGAATTCTTATTTTGACAAGCTTAAGGGTTTGAGATCTCTATCATATGCTTCTATTGCTGAGTCCGTTCTTAATCGTGAAGATTGGAACATATTCAAATACGATAAGATTAAGTCTGAAGAGCTGTTTAGTGCTGCGAATCATTATCGCGCGAAAATAATTGACCAGTTCGGCGCGTTCGACAAATTCATCCAGCAATTCTGCGAAAAGCTGGTATGCTTTTCTGGATGGCAGGAATATGGCACTAGGGAAAAACTAGAGGCTATGACTGAATTCAATTACGCTTACATAGAGGCTGTAAACCAGCGCTCCCTCGATCCTGACAAGGTCTCAAAAGAAGACTTTCGTATAGCAATCAACTATTGCATCAAATATATGTTGCTACACGATGAGAACGTCATCGATGCTTACAACAAGAAAGTCATGGAAATCACTGTAAAGGCGCTTCGCACTTCAGCATGGATGGGCGCCAAATTGGAAGAGCTTAATAGATCATACACAGCTGCTTCACTTAGAAAAGATTTAGGCGGATCGGCCATGGGAGGCGGAAGCACTTCTATGGGCGGTCTTGGTTCTATAGTATCTGACATTGGGAAACCCATTGTCCCTATGAAGAAAGAAGAAAAGGACAAACGGAAGAAGGTGGAGGAATGGCACTAATCGATCACTTGCAATGCGGAAGGGTCATCGTTTTCAACTCAATGCTTTTCAAGTTGCGATGGGCTTTCTGCATTAACTACTCGGCGGATGTTCAAATTATATATAGAGGCTTTTTCGGACTGAGAGCGATAGACAAGAAAACTTTCCTTGGGTTTGCAAGGATAGTTGATGTGTTTGACTATATCGATAGGCCGCTTACCGACGCTGAAAAGTTTAAACTTAAGACGGCTCATAAAACTGGCATCATGAAGACTTGCGACAATGTAGAGCAATACGTAGACAAGCTCTTCAAGAAAGCTGAAATAAAACTATTCGTAAACCCTGAAGGATGGATTCATGAAGATATCACTAAATAACATCAAGTTCGTTAGAAAAGCCCAGATGGGAACAGCGTCTGCAAGTTCTCGGCTTGGTCTTGAGCGCCCCACTCACAAGTACATTAAGCGGGAGAACTTGGGCAATGGGGAATACAAGTATATCTACGAGGATGCCAAGGGGAAGTCTGCTCCCTCTTCTAAGGATACAGAAGCTATGGTTGCTGACTTCACGACTTCTCTCTCACGGGACAAGATGTTCAAGAAGTACGCTCAATACTTCGATGCAAAGGACTACACAAATGTAGCTGGCGCTATCATGGCTCGTGGGAAAGATGCTACGCCACAGGCATTTCTCACGGAGATGCAATACGCCAACAAGCTGTTGGGCCACAAGACAAGTCGTTTTCTACCTACAGGCGTTGCTGCAAAGGAATATAAGAAGCTCTTCTCACAGGCCGGCAATAGAGTGTCTGAATACAATGCTAAGATTTCTAAGATTGAGGCGGAACTAACTTCTCCAAGCCGAGGTGAATAATGGACGGTTCACTTGAAAGGAAAAGATCTGGCTCCAAGTTTCTACGGAAGAAGCTGACAGATGATGGGAAAGTTCGCTATATCTACAAAGAGTCCGAGCCTAGAGGGAAGAAAGCCGAAGAAGTCCCTCAAGACAAGAAACAACGCTTTATTCAGACTATTGACTCTACTGATAGAGGATTCAAAAACCTCTTCAGCGAAGCGTGCGATGAAATAGATGACATCCACTATGTTTGCATAAACTCAGGGTGCTCTTCGGTCCAGATGACTAATGACGTTGAGACGTTCTTTGATGTGTTGGATGTGCTGCCAGAATATCAGGAGAAAGATGTTTTCCGCTCTGCGTCGGGATGTTTTAATGTCAACAAGGGCAAGATTGCCTTTTGCTTAGACAACTTCCCTCAGGATATGTCGGAAACGATTAAGCAAGTCGTGATGCTACATGAGACTATGCATAGCTTTTTCTATGGAGCGCTCCGGTTAAAACACAAACAGCCTCTGACTGCTGACTCTTCAGATGACAAAATGGATAAGGATTACATTAAGAAAGCTGTCAAATTCGTTGACAGCTTTGGCAAAATAGATCAAAATATGCGCAAGACAGCTGAAGGTTCTGTTAAGGAAGTAAAGGGACAAGACAAAGAAACTCTATTGCTGAATCAGATTAGCGCAGCAATGATAAGTGAGTATGCGGCGATTAGCCCTGAAGAGCACTTCGCCGAAGCTGGTGCTTTCTATTTCATTCTACCCAATGTTCTAAAAACGAAAGAGGCAGAAGTCTACAAGGCTTTCAATGAATTTTTCGAGAAGTATGAGGACTAGTTTTTATGAAGTATATAGTTACGGGCGGTAAAGAAAAAGACTTGCATTACACAATCATAATGGAAAACCAAGACGCAGAAAAGAAAGAAGCTCCGGCTGATCCTCCGCCTACTAAGTATAAAGAGGAGAAGAAGGAGAAGAAAAGTGGGTAAGCAGCGTCTTCGTAAATGGATAATGAACAACCCGTTCTTTCAGTATCAAGGTCAGTTTAGCAAGTCTGCTTTCATTGCTATGAGTACATGGTTTCTTGTGCTTGTTAAATATCTCATGGCAGGCATGGCTTTTGGCGTAAGCACTGTTGAGCGTGTAATAGGCGGCCATGTAATTCCAGCGCTGTCATGGGCGTGGACCATTTCATTCAATGGAGAAGCCTCTATTGCTCTTCTAACTACATGCTTTGCGCTGTACTTTGGTGGGAAGTTCTCACCGAAGACCAACGGTAAAGCGGAAGATGAACGTGATCAACGTCGTGACATTCGAGAAGATGCAGCGGCTGAGCGAAAAGACATAAGAGAAGATGCAGCTCAAGACAGAAAAGATATTAGAGAAGGTAAAGGAGCTTAATCATGCCAGGGTTTGTAAGGACAAAGAAAGATGAAACGAAATGGTCCCGGGCTAAGGGAGCTGCTGGTGAAAAGGGCGGCGAGACTAAGTGGGCTCTGGCTAATTACATATTCCATAGAATGAAAAGTCTTGGGATAGATCTTGAAAAGTGCGTCGTTGAAAAGAGTAGCAACACAGGGATGCAGCAGTATTCTTCAGTTGTGTTCCAGACGCCTGGTAAGATAGGAGAACACGAACTAGAGAATGAGAAGCTTGACTTCCCATCTACTGGCAAGGCTCTCGATTTGACTAGGGTTATCCCTCCAGAATTTCCTTCAACGCCTGAGACAGGCAAGCCAATTGCTGCTGCATTTGGTTCTCCTGGTCGGCCAAACGAAAAGAGCTGGAACGGTCCTGACACTCAGCGCAAGGGCTCTGATTTTCCTAACGCTGATGTGCAAGAGTTTGCTAAGAAATCCTTCACAATGGCTGGTCGTAGAGTCAAAATAGTCAAGGGCGGAGATGAAGGCAGTCGTAACGGCAACTTGGGCGGCTATCCAATTGATGCTACGGAAGATGTCGAAAAGCGCCGGGCTTTCATAGCCAATGAGAAGATGAAAGAGAAGATGAAGGTGCATGAAGACAACAAGAAGTATTCTGGCAATAGCACCTTCCAGATCTCTACAGGTCCTGATGCTTATTTGGGTAGAAGCTCTAAGCTTATTCTCATGAAGGGCAAGGAACGAATAGGCGAATACACTGTTACATCTCCTGATAAGACCAAAGTGTATAAGCGCGCACCAATTGATCCAAACAAGCCACATGGCATCAATCTGATTCATTATTCTGCCGAGGCTCTTCGTAAGAAAGAGGAAAGAGCAAAGCGTAAAGTGTCTAAGGGCTCAGCGCTTGGTCAGATTATTCAGCAATGGTATACGCAAAATCAGCCACTCGACGCCAGTCTAAAGCCTCTTCTTGGCTTTCTTATAAAGAAGGACGACAAGAAAAAGGAAGAGACTGAAAAGGGCATGTCTTCTGAAGAAGTGCATAAGAAGATTAGGGAAACCACAAAGAAAGAGGGCGGCCCAAGGATCAAGCCTATTAAGAAGCCTGATCTGGGTCCTGACGGTCTTCCTGAAGACTATCAATCGCACGATCCTGATTTTTCTAAGTGGGCTACAGAATTCAACGCTAAGAAGTCACACGTCAACCCTATTGATGGTGGCATTGGTGACGAATTAGAATATAAAGACGTTGACCAGAAAGAACTTGAAGCAGGAATAGAAGTTGAGCAAGAACACGTTGGCAACGATCCTAATATCGACGATGATGAAAAGAAGGTTCGTGGAGCTGATATTGCTATGGATCACTTGAAAGAGGATCCTAACTACTATACTCACTTGCAGGAAATGGAAAGAAGCGCCAAAGAAGAGAACAAATCAGAAACTCAAAAGAAGAAGCTTCTTGCAGTGGACGAAGCAACAAAGTCTATTCCTAGACAAAGAAAGCTAGAAGACACTGTTGCTAGTGCCGAAAAAATGGTGGGTATTAGAGAGGAAACAGGCGCCAGTCCCGGAGAGCTAAAGACTACAAGAGGACAGCTTAAGGCGTACACAGCCAAGCTCAAGGCCGAAAGAAGGAAGAACTCAGGCTTAGTTAAGGCTCAAACAAGAGAAGAAAGAGATCCTTCTAGCAAAGCTTACAAGAAGCTTCAGCGTGAAAATAAAGTGAAGTTTCATGCTGAATCAAAGGTATACGTGAAGAAAGAAGAATAAAATGACTAAAATCGTTGACTGGGACAAGTTCTAGAGCATGACGCCCCGACAAAAATACGA